GTCATCACATGAGGTTGCATCAGTAGTTTCTGAGTGTAACTCAGCAAACATAGTTATTGGTCACAACATTAAGTTTGATTTGTTGTACTTATACCGTGATAACAGAATTACGCTGCCTAGAATTTGGTGTACACAACTAGCTGCCTACTTACTGTCCGGTCAGAAACACATGTATGCTAGCTTAGATGAGCTTACTAAAGAATACATCGGTATCCATGCCATTAAAGATGATAAGATTAAAACCTATTGGAAGGACGGTGTACAGACAGAAGACATTCCTAAAGAAGAGTTACTACCATACTTAGTAGCAGACGTAGAAAATACAGCTATTATATTTAAAGCACAGTTTGATGAGTGTGTGTCACTTAACATACTGCCATTAATGTTCACACAGATGGATGCGCTACGTGCTACCATTGAGATGAATAGGCATGGGATGCAGATTGACGTAGGCTATGTTACTTTACAGCGAGAAGTATATGGTAGACGCTTAGAAGAAGCTAGAGAGTTTGCAAAAACACTAGCCCCTGAGTTAGACACTGCTAGCCCTAAGCAGTTATCGCTATACTACTTCGGTGGCAATAGTGTAGTTGACATTAAGGAGTCTGTTGGGTTTTACAAGAATGGTAATGAGAAGTTTAAGAAGGTGGCACATACAGTTGTACACGAGCCTAAGTACAAGCCTGTAGGTGAGGTTGGTAAGAACGGTTACTACAGTGTGGATGACGCTGTGTTACAGCACCTGAAGGATAACGGTGACGAGTTGGCTAGTACATTACTAGTAATTAGAGAATGCACTAAGATTAAGGAAACATATTACGAAGGATTAAACGGATTACTATTTCCTGACGAGAAGATATACCCTAACCTAAACCACTGTGCTACTAAGACAGGTAGACTATCAGCAACAAACCCTAACCTACAGAACCAGACAGACAACGGTTCAGTTAAGAAGGCTTACGTTAGCCGCTACGGTACTTACGGCTGCATCTTAGAGCTTGACTACTCACAGCTTGAGATGGTTGCACTAGCCTACCTAGCAGATGATCGACAACTGATTGACGATATTAATGCTGGCCGTGATATGCACAAAGAACTTTATAAAGGAATGTATGGTCGGTATCCAACTGACAAGGAACGGAAGCCCTTTAAACGATTCAGTTTCTTGCTTGTGTACGGAGGGGGAGCTACTACACTTATGGCGCAAAGTGGTTGTGATAGAGCAACAGCTACAAAGTTTATTAAAACATTCTACACACGATATAAAGGAGTTAAGTCTTACCATGAAGCAATAGTTAAGCTAGCAAACGACAAAGCAGTTATTCATTACGACCCTGCTAAGACAGGCCCACAGTATATTTACTATCATTGCAGCCCTACAGGTCGGCACTACTTGTTTAACAAGTATCCAAATGATTACAAAGGTGAGCCAACATTTAGCCCAACCGAGCTAAAAAACTGGCCTATTCAGGGCTTTGCAACAGGAGATGTTGTACCAATGATGGTTGGTATTCTTTTACGCAAACTAGAAGAGGCTGGATATGCTGACTGCGCATTACTAGTAATGACTGTGCACGATAGCGTAGTGCTTGACGTACATGTAAATATGTTGCATAATGTAGCTACGTTAGCAAAGAAGACGTTAGAAGATGCACCAATGTACATGAAACAATATTTTGATATTGATTTTCCATGTAAGTTAGGTGTAGGAGTTGAATCCGGTATTAATTGGCAAGATAAACAAACACTTGAAGGAATTTAAATGAGCTACATCCTAGAAAACGTCACACAAAAAGAAGTCAACACTAAGTTTGGCCCTAAGCCAGCTTTCACTATCGTATGTGGTGGTGAACGGTATAGCTACGGTTTTAAGAAACCTATGTTTAACATCGGTGATGAGATTGACTTTCAATTTACTGAGAATACATACGGTAAGAACGTTGATCTAGCATCTGTACAGCTAGTTAAGAAGGGTACTGGTGCACCCGTAGGGGCTAGCACAACAGCAGCAGCACCTGTTAAAGCCGCTTACAGTCCTCCTAGCAAGGTGTTTCCTATTCCTGCCTTGCACGGTGATCGTGCCATTGTGCGACAGAATAGTGTCACAAACGCAACTAAGCTAGTTAGTGAACTGTTAACGGCAGAGGATACGGCTGATCTTGAAGAGTGGGCAGAAAAGATTATTAGTATTGCTCGTAAGTTTGAAGCCTACTCATGCGGCGACTTAGACGCAGCCGCTGCTGAAGCCCTTATGATGGACAAAGCATAACTAATGAAATCTATTCACACATTAGTAGATGATGTGTATTCAGTAGTTAGCGGGGGCATTGCCCCTTCTACTACTAATAACAAAGTCGAAGTTAGTTATGACAAGTGGTTTACGCCACGAGGTAGTGAACGTGATGAAAACGTACTATACTTCAGTGAGGTAGGCGACCAATGTATGCGTAGGCTTTGGTATAAATATAATAAACCTGAGCTTGCTACTAAGCCTGATGGACAACTACTATTAAAATTCTTTTACGGAGATATTCTAGAGGAGCTTGTACTTAACGTAGCAGAGGATGCAGGACACACTGTAGAGAAGAAGCAAGAAAGAGTTATTTATGACGTAGGTAATGGTTGGAAGATTCGTGGTCGTATTGATGCTGTAATTGACGGTGTTATGGTGGACGTTAAGAGTACTACTAAGTTTGGTGTAGAGAAATTTAAAAGTGGACTAGTAGATGACCCATTCGGATATTACCAACAGCTAAATGGATATGCTTCTGCTCTTAATTATGATAACGCTGGTTTCCTTACTATTCAAAAGGAGCTAGGACACGTAGCATACTTTCCAATTGCAGTTGATAAGGCATCTTTTCAGATGCAAGCTGAAGCAGCTACTGAAGCAGTTAGTTCAGACGTTACTAGTATTCCACGACTTAACCCTGTACCTGCTAGTAAGACAAGTAAGAACAAAAAGCTATGCACTGCGTGCGGCTATTGTAACTTTAAGAAAGAGTGCTGGCCTGAAGTGCGTACATTCTTGTACTCAAACGGCCCAGAATATTTAGTAGATGTAGTAGACCTACCTAGAGTAATGGAGATAACATGAGAACATATAAGCGTACCTTCTTAAATAAAGAAGTAGGCATTGCTGCCATTGAAGTGGTGTTTGACCCAGCAACTAATTATGTTAGCAGCCACGCTACTATTAGTGACTGTAATCGAAACATCACACTAGATTTCTGTAGTAGTGACAAGAATACATTTAAGAAAAACCTGTATAAGATTAGTGTGTTAATCAATGAGTTGTCTTCGTTAGAGACACAGCTACTTGATCTATCTACATCGCATGAGTTTAAGGATTACTTTAAATGAGGATACTAGTAATACCTGACTGCCAAGTAAAGGAGGGTGTTCCACTAGACCACCTTACTTGGGCAGGTAAAGCCATCTGTGAGTATCGCCCTGATGTTGTATTAAACATAGGTGATTTTGCAGACATGCCTAGTCTTTCTACACACGATGTTAAAGGTAGTAAATACTTTGAAGGACTACGGTATAAGAAGGATGTTGACGTAGTTAAGAGTGCTATGCAGCTTATGCTTAAGCCACTACGAGAGTTACAGACTAAGCAGAAGGTTAATAAAGATAAGGTGTACAAGCCACGTATGGTGATGCTAATGGGCAACCATGAGAATCGCATTGATCGTGCAGTTAATAACAACCCTACACTAGAGGGGTTAATCTCTACTAATGACTTAGATTACAAAAAAGATTGGGAAGTACATGAGTTTCTTAGACCTGTTTTCATTAATGGTGTTGGGTTCAATCATTACTGGCCTGTTGGTGCTATGGGTAGGCCCGCCAGTAGTAGCAGTGCTATTCTCAGCAAGTTGCATATGTCTTGTGTTGCAGGTCATCAGCAAGGCAAACAAGTAGCCTATGGTAAACGTGCAGACGGTAAACCAATCTGTGCTATAATTGCAGGTAGTTACTACCTACATGACGAGAGTTACATGGATCAACTTTCCAATAAACATTGGCGAGGGTTACTAGTAATGAACGAAGTGGAAGATGGTCACTTTGACGAGATGTTCCTGAGCATCGAATACTTAGGACGCAAGTATAATGAACTATAATGATAAGCTATTCGCAGTTAAGCAGTTTGTAGAAGAGAACTTTGATGACCCCGTAGAGTTAACAATAGCATTGGGTTTATCTATTGAAGACTTTATTAACCTATTACCAGACGTACTAGTAGCCAACTACAATAAGTTTTACACAACAGATGACGACACAGAAGAAAACACAGTTGAAGAAGACGAAATCCACTATCGACTTGGAGATGAGTGGGAAGAAGCGTAAAAAAGAAGTGTTAGGCATAGAACAGAATAAAGACTGGCAACGAGATTTAACTGATTACCAAAAGGAAATAGAAAATGTTTATCGAACTGACTGACGATATGGTAGAGATGGTTATCGTTAACGAACTTAAGTGGGCCTTTGAACACACGTTTAACAACTACGATGAGGGAGGTATGAAAGCCGACGATGTCGATCTTCGTGAGTCCCTACGTGATGTAATCTCCTACTTTATGCCACCAGCCGCTGCCGCTGCCTATCTAAAAGAATCGGAAGAGAAGTATGGACATTAAACATGTATGGAGTACACCTAACGCAGAAGAGTTAGTAGCGTACATGGCACGGGTTAGCAATGCTGAGAACCAAGATAACAAAGCTACAGCAGCTAAGTTAATAAAGTACCTCATTACTAATAAGCACTGGTCTCCGTTAGACATGGTTGATACTTGTATTGAGATTAACACTACACGAGATATTGCTAGGCAGATGTTACGTCATCGTAGCTTTTACTTTCAAGAGTTTAGTCAGCGTTACGCAGAAGTACAGAACTTTGAACTGTCTGAAGCACGGCTACAAGATACAGCCAACCGACAGAACTCTATTGACACAGAAGATGTGGAGCTAGTTGATTGGTGGGGCGATAAGCAACGTGAGGCACTTAAGGCTGCTCGTATGGTGTATGAGGAGGCACTAGCTGTAGGGGTGGCTAAAGAGGTTGCTCGTAAGGTGTTGCCAGAAGGCATCACTATGAGTAGAATGTACATGAAGGGTACACTACGTAATTGGCTGCATTACATTGATGTACGTACAGATAAATCTACACAGAAAGAACACCGACTAGTAGCTGAGAAGTGTAAGGAAATTATTATTAGTAACTACCCTTCTATTAGTTATATTTACTCAACTAAAGAACAATGATAGCCGATAAAGCATGTTGGGAACGAGGTTGCGCTTGCCATGACACGTGGGATATAGGTGTTGAGGTAGTAGAGAAGCGCCAGCCGCTGATAGAGAAAGAAATTGAGGCAGTTTATGAGGACGTATCTGGTCAATCACTTCGCCCACAAGACTACAGAATTGTTTTGCAATTTGCCAGAGCCATCGAAGCCAAGCTAAAGGAGAAAAAC